ACCTTGGCCGTATTCCGTCAGTACCGCGTCGATTTCTTTGTCATTCCAGTTCTCGACACCCTTGAACGCGGCCAGCGACGCGCGCGAGAGCGGGTATTTCTCCAGGAGGTAACTCGCATCATCGACGGTGGTGGCGTCGTCGGACGGGTAGAAATCCAGGGGAGACACACGCTCGACCGCTGGGTAGCTGCTCTGTTCTTCCTGAAGCGTCCATTGGCCCATGTCGTCCACGGTCCATTTCAGGTCGCGCCGCTGCCGGACCACGGGCGAGCGGAGGATCGCCGTCCCGAAGGTGACTAAATCCCAGTCCAGCGCCAAGCCGATCTGTTCGCGGAACCCGCCTTCGCGGAGGTAATCATCGATGATCTTCTCCATCCGCGCGTTGCGGCTTTGAGCCTCATCCTTGACGCCCTTCTCGACAAGTTCCGCAACCGCGCCCTTCAGATCAAAGCCCTGGAGTGGCATCGATCCCATCTGAACCTGCATCATCACCTGCCGGATCGCGTCGGCTTCGATGCGGTCCACGACAGCGGGGGGAAGCGTCGGCTTCGGCGTCGGCTCCAGCCCCCAAGGTCGGTCCAGGCTCAACACGTCCCGAATCCAAGCCGCCGCCGCCGTGCATTTCTGGTCGGTGAGCCGAACGAACACCTCGCTCGACCCCATCTTTCGGATTTGCGCCAGTTTGTCCGGCTCGTACTCGCCGACCCGTTGACGCAACGCCGCGAGCATCTTGGTTGCGAGGTCCGACTTGGCGCGTTTCGCGTCTTCCCACCGGCGCCGGATATGCGCGGCGATGCTCGACACTACGGGAGCGCGGTCCTGCGCCGATCGATCCTCGGCCAGCCGTTCGGCCTCCATCAGCGCGGCATTGCTCATGATGGGGATCGCGGGCGACTCGGCCAGGGCTGGCACGGTGCCACCGGGCGCGAACGATTGAGGCATGGATGGCAGCATGGTTACGCCCAGGCAGCGGGTAGGAAAGACGCGCTTGCGCTGGCCGCACGATCTGATCGCGGGGCGCTCATGTCTCGGAGGTTCAGGCAAAGGTATTGCAGCGCGTCATGAGGATGCGAGAATCGATTCTTGTCCGCTACATCCGCGTACCGCTCAGCACCGGAGATCTGCATTCGACGAAAGCGATAGCCGCCGTTAAACCCTTTTCGGAGTACCTTGCAGTTCGGGGATAACGCGAACGCGGGCTTGCCGTCCCGCATCTGGCCCAGGAAATACCGTACTGACTCCCAGCGGGCTAGGGCGCTGTTGTTAGAGGCTGGCGTGCAGCGAATACCCAGGGAAAGTAATTCCTCGAACACACTGCGCTCATCAGTTTGCGCGCGTTGCCGGCCGGCTGGGTCGCCGATATGCGTTGCGGGGCAGCCCTTGTACTTCCCGCGCAGAAGGGGGAGTACATGGCCTTCGGCGAACTGTCGTACCCCGATATTATCGCCGATCACCTCGTCGAGGATTTGCAGCCGGCCGCGTGGAGACACCTGGCCGATAATCGCAGCCGGAGTCAAACCCCAGTCCCAGCCCACAAAAATTCCGTGCCGCTCGATTAAATCCACGTCGCACACATGCAGCGCGTCAGACCAAGAACCGGCATAGATCGGCTTCCCGTCCATTACTGAGCCGTATTCGCCCATCAGATAGACCTTGATCCACTCGCCGTCCTTCCCAGCGAGTTGCCGCATCCAATACTGATGTCCGAGGGGCTGGTTACTGACATTCTCGGCCGCCGGGTTTTCGATATATTTCCCATCGTCCAGCTTAATCACGGCACCCGGCTGGCGGAAAAAGCGCCAGCCTTCCGGCCTGTCTTCTTCGGCCAGCGCATACCACCAGTGATCAGAGTCGGGAGGGTTAGTGTCGAGGAGTACGCCAGACCACGATGGGCCGCCGTCCATTTTAGCCGGATACCGGCCAACCCGGCTCGTCACCGTGTCGATGATCGACTTGTCGAGTTCGCGCGCTTCGTTCACCCATGCCCCGGTTAGCTCTAGCGACAGCAGCTTTTTCACGTCTTACGGCAGGTCTAGGGCCAGGAAAAGCACTTCGCAGTCGATCTTGGTTCCGTCGCCGAGGCGTTGCCGGAATCGGCCGTTAATCGGCGCGGCGTAGGTGATCGGGCACACGCTTTCGGGAAGCCAATCGGCCCAAGTCTTGATTGTGGTCGAGACCAGTTCCGGGTAGGTATTTCTGATGATAGCCCATCGGGTCTTGCGCGTTTTGGTGGCGTCCGGGCGCTGTATCGCGGCTCGATGAATGATTTCTTGAACGCACATCACGGATTTTCCAGAGCCAATTGGCCCCATGACTCCGCGAACGAATGATGTTTCGTCGGCGTGGAATTCAACCCCGGTCGGTTCGGCGTTATAAATCCGTTTCATCTGGCGTGGTTTCCTTCGGTTTTCCGCCCAGGTTTTGGATGAGCATGAATCCAGCGCCGGTGACTTCGGTTTCTGTTTTATCCCGCCAGCCGAATATGTTTTTCATCGAAAAAATCCAACACGCAGGCGGCATTTTTGAAATCTTCTCGTCGATCCATAAAATTTTTGCCTGCTCCAACCCCCTTTTTACCGCTGTGGAAAAATCGGGGTGTCTGTCTATCCAGGCCAGCACTGTATGCTCATCAACATCGAGAGCCACAGCGACGTGCGCTAGGGTTCCGCCCTCGACGAGGGCTTTATATGCCACGTCCGGCATGTGGGGTTGGTACTTCGTCGGGCGCCCGCGACGCCGCTTTTCCTGTTTTTCTTCGCTCATATGAGATAGGTATAAACAACTATATGAATTCAGGTTTACACTAATCCTCATAAAATGTCAACCCAACAAAAAAGCCCCGTGAGGGGCTTTGTATTGGATTGTAGGTCGTGACTGGCGTTGCTGATAATCCAGATCGCCGTTTCCGACAGTGCCGGACTCGATTCACTGGCCAACCATCCAGCCAGCAGGGTCAAATCAACTTGCAGGGCGTGAATCCGCGCGATCAACTGCTCACGGTCAACGGCAACATCTGGGTATGCGGTGAGGCTCATGACGCACCTCCCGCTACCGTCAGTTCCTTGGCGGGCATGACTTGCGAATCCATCAGCGCCTTGAGCCACGTTAGCCCTTTCCCAGTCACCATCGTCTGCTGGTACGGGATGCTGTATTCGCCCTTGTGCACCAGCACGGGCACCAGCCGGAAATAGCCGAGGTCGTAGTATTTCTGATAGGGCGTTCCGCTGGCCTGGACGATCTTCCATTCCCGCAGCGAGGCCCAGAGGCGCTTGGGGCCGGTGCGGAGCAACTTGGCGGCGTCGGCCCGGTCGAACAGGGCTTCGCTCCCGGCGACGTGATCGTAGAAATCGGCCTTGGGTTGCATCGTGATGACGGCGGCTTTGAGCGTCGCCACTTCCTCAACCCTGGCCGCCAGTTCCCGCAAAGCGGCGCTGGTCATCACGGCTAGGTCAAAGGTGCCGGACGGGGCGGATTCGAGTTCTTGCCATCGTTGGATGATCTTGAAACGAAGATCGGCGCGATAACCGGCAATCAGGGTGAAGGTGTGGTTGCGATCAAGCCGGTAGAGGCTGATGTAGCCGCGCTCGTCGCGTTCTTCGGTAACACCTTGGATTTCTTGATGATTCAAATCTGAATCATCTTGTTTGCCGTGAATTTGCTCCAGCATGGTGCGAATATCACGACAGACATTCGAATGTTGCTTGTCCGTCAATTCCGCGATTTCGCGGCTGGACATCGTGGGAGTGGTGTTGCTGAGGGGGATGATGCTGGTCATAAACGGACTCCGTAACAGGTTGGAGACCGCCGCTTACTGCTGTTGGGCGGCGGACTGTACGGGGTAGCAGACCGGACGGAGTACCCGGCAAGCCTCGCGGCTTCCCCGCACAGCCCACCATTGACGAACGACAGGCGTAAAAAAAGTGCCTGGCATTATATGGGGCGCTGGTGCGCTCCGTTCCGGGTCTGCTAATCCCGGCTCCCGATTTTGCGGGAGCGGGGTTAGAGTACGCCCGGCGGGGCGCGGGGTCAAATCTTTGGCTATCAGTGAGCAGCGCGTCATGGGTTGGCATCGAACAGGTCTCCTGCGGCTTTGCCGTTTCGCCGTGTCCGGTAGGCCGTGCGCTGGTGGTGGTCCGCGTCGTAGGCCAGGTGACAACGCTGGCACAACGCGCGCAAGTTCGCCGGGTCGCAATTTTCCGGCGTATGATCGAGGTGGGCGATGGTCAGCACGATTCGCGCAACCCGGTTCCCGTCCAAAATCCATGCCTCGGCCAACCCGGCATCCTCGGTCCATTGCCGTTGCATTGTTACGCCACGCGCGGTTTTTGATGCCGCATTGCTCGCAGCGGTGGCCGGCGCGTTCCAGGATCGCCGCGCGAATCTGCTTCCAGTCGCGCGGGTAGCGGGCTTTATTTTCCGGCCGGATTGGCATGGCTCACCCTAGCAGCTTGCTGGCCGCGACGGCTTTTGCTTGTCCTCCTGGCTGCGCTTCTAGATATTTCATTCGGTCTCTCCAATAGTCTCCGCTTTCGCCTTGAAACACTAAGTCGCCTGGCGGTGCATATCGCCAGCGTTCCAACAGGCTGAAATAGTCCAGATCGTCGATCTGTGCTTTCACGTCGTCGGTTAATTTCATCGGTCATTCCTCCGGCCCTGGATCCTCGCTGGACAGCATTCCTGCTGTCCGGGATTCTCCTGTGCAGCAGGGGCCGCATAAATCGGTTCCGTGAAATCCGCCCTTTTCACGGAGAGGGATTCCGCAACTCAAGCACGCGCCGAAACCTTCTTTTCTTCCGCCCTGCCTTTTCCTTGTTCGTTGATTCTGCTTCTTGTTCATGATTATTTATCCTCGCTGTCCGCTGTCCATTGCTTGTCACCATTGTCCATGGCCGTCTGGCCCGGACTCGTGTGGATGGCCGTATTCCCCTAAATCGAACGGATCGGAATATCCGATTGAATCGAAATACCTGTCCACATCACCTGACAACCAATCCTTCTCATCGAAGGGACGCACAGTAGTTTTGGCACTGGCGGCGGTATTGCTTTGCTTTGCGCCATTCTTGGCTACCACTCGCAAATCGTGATTCATGTGGTTCCCCCTGTGATTTCGATCAACCGCTGGTGTTGCCAAGCCTGCTCGGCCAAATCATCACCGGCGGCTTTCGCGGCTGCTTCGGCGGCGTCGGATGCGACATAGGCGGCATAGGCGGATTCGGATGAGGCATCGGCGGCATAGGCGGCATAGGAGGCATCAGCGGCGGCATCGGCGGCGGCATAGGCGGCATAGGCGGCATAGGAGGCATCAGCGGCGGCATCGGCGGCGACCGTCATTTCCTCTCTGGTGGCGTCACCATTAAGGAATTGCCGTGCGACATCCAGCGCCGTTGTGCTTCTGGTGTCCGTCATCAGATGACTAACACGTGCCGCGCAATCCACCGCGAAGCGGGCCACGAGGGCGGAGTGGCCCATCTTGGCGAGAATCTGAAGGACATCCTCCATGCCGTTTGCTCTTAACCCCTGTTCCACCGTAATAGGGCGGTCTTTCGGCCAATCAGGACCGAGAAACTCGGTAAACATCGCCAATCGTTCCTTGCAGGCGATTTTCCTTAGCTCATCCAGGGTGATGGTGATCATGTTTTTCGTCTCCATGCTCGCCGTCCCTGGCGCTGCGTTTGGTTGGTCAGGTCAGAACGGAATGCTGTCGTCAAACGGTTCCCCACCCTCGAAACCGGCTTTCTTCAAACTCTCCCGCGTGGCCGCCTTGCCGGCCGCCGAGTTGAGCGGCGGCACCGCGCTCAGTGGGCGCGATGGAGTGGCTTTTTTCTCCTGCTCTGGAGTGACGTAATCCTTGACGACGTTCTTCGGCAAATATCCGTTCCCGCCCTGGTCCACGTCCAGCTTGACATACCCGGTACGGCCAATGAACTCCACCGCTTCCAGTTCGCCGCCTTCATACCGCGCCAGCAAGCCGCAGACCTCGGCGCAGTGGCGAAGCTTGTACGCCATTTTCTCCATGAGGTAGTCGTACACGTGGACTGAAGCGCCATCCGGCCCGAAAACATTGAGCTTGATCTTGATCATCTCATTGCCGGCCTTACTGATTTCGTCAGTGGCCGCGATGATCTCAAACGGGTAAACGCC